ACTCTTCTTCACTCTCCTGGCCAAGCTTCATGGCCTGAGAAAGAACATGCTGACCTTTCTCATAGTTGTATGCAAATGGAATGTGAACCCCGCTCACAGGATCGGTGTATCCTGTGCGGGGTTTTACTAACGTGGTGGGGTGAAACGGGGATGCTACGTAAGGAGGGAGTTTTGAAGCGAAGATCTGGAGCAGGCCTGTATTCTTATGTCCAGCGGACAGGCCTGTGGTCTCGACGTCGAGAACGTGAAAGAAATGCTTTTGGTGCCAGGTTGCCATGCATATTAAACGCTGAAGCTCTTACCACAACCACAGGCTGTCTTTACGTTTGGGTTAGTGAACTTGAATCCGGACTCAGGAATGGTATCGATGTAGTCTACGGTAACACCATCTAGATACATCTCACTCATTGGGTCAACATAGACCTTTAAGTCTCCAAAAGTATATAGATTCCAGGCTGTCTCATAATCAGCAGGCCACCTCTCACAAGGCCCTAGACTCATGTGATATTGAAAGCCCGAACAGCCGCCACCTTCTACACCCATCCTGACGGCTGATAGATCTGGATTATCTTTGAGGACGCTGGCGAGCTTGTCCTGGGCGGCGATTGAAAGCTGGATCATTTTTCCTCTCTATTGCTATTTGCTGGGCGTCGGTAAGGGGCCGCTTCGGTCTCTTATTACTGCCCTTAGCAGACTTAGTGGCCTTAGGATCCACCGGGTTGAGTGGCACGCCGCTAACAAACTCAGCCTGGGCGAGGCGTACGAGTAGTGTTTCCGCGCTCCAGTCATTCATCACCTCGAAAGGGATCTTGAATACAGATGCTATGAAAGCCTGCGCGCACAGAAGATAAGACTCTGATACCTTCTTGCGTGCATTCTCTAGCGGAAGAGATATAGTCTGGAAGGATCCAGAGAAGGGGCTCTTCTCAAGCTGGTCCTTGTAGATCCACATCATGATCCCGGCCGGAAGCTCTTCCGGCCGTGGACCGTGGATAACACATAGTTTATAGACGTGTAGGGCTACTTCAGCGGGAGGCCCTTGACGAGAACGGGCATCTCGGTACTCTCCCCAAGTGAGGTCACGCCAGATTACACGTGTCCCACTGGGCCAAGTGGCGGCCCTAGTTGTCATGATTACAGCTCAGCGGAAAGGAACTCAATCTGCTGCGGATCCATGAAATCCGACAGCTTTGTTACCTTGGTGAACAAGGTGGCCGGGAGGCCAGCAGCGCCAGTGCGCAAACCGACATCGGTGAGCTTTCCATTCTGGCCTGCGTTCGTCCAGACAACGGCCTTGACAACAGCATGGAGTTGCATCTCGAGTTCGGGATCCGCCACTGGGGTCGCCATGGATTGGATCTGCTTTTGGATCGTGGTCAGTTCAAGACCTGTCAATCCGCGGACGATGTAAGCACGCTTACCGTCGGGAGTGAAGACCTCGAGTCTGTTGTTGGGAGCTTGCTGCTTCCAGGCAGCAATCATGTCCTTCGTGGGGGCGCCAGGCAGGGATGCGAGGAACTCGTGAGGGTCCATGTTTGACTTGTCGACAGGCTTTGGTTCGGGCTGTTCTGGTGTAGCTACTACATCTTCGGTAGTCATTCTAGATTCTCCTGATGATCTATTATAACATTACTTCTTCTTGCGAGACTTCTTTTTGAAAAACTCAACTTGACCAAGTCGGACGTGAGCCTGATGCTTAGACTTGCTGCAGCCTAGGTTCTTACCCTTCTCAGAGAGGACACAATACTTACTACCCCTCTTCCGTATCACATCTTCCATGGTTTCCATAAACTCGTTTCCACTCCTTGATCATGCCGCGGGCCACAACGATGACAGCCACGACACAAAATATGATATCACCCCAATGCATTATCTTAGCCGCCTTGCGATGAACCCATAGGAGTCCAGAATGGTCTGGCCATCTTGGGCCATCACCTGTTCATTCGAAATCAGCTTGCACTTCTCCAAGTAGCGAACACGCTTTACTCCCGTGATCTCGTTACCTAGTTCAATGCGGATGTCAAACAGCACATCCTGGTAAACGGCATTGTCGAACCCAATCACATCAGAAAAGCTAGTGTTCTGCTGTGTGATGTTCGTCGCCAATGTCTGCATCTGCTCTGGAGTTAAACCAGCTCTCAGAGCATTGATTTGGATCTGTAGATTGGCCGCCTGCTTAGCCGAACCTGTATCGTTCGGGTTGTTATTTGCCTGCTGTAATAGACTATCACGAGCAGCCATCTTACCCAAAATAGTAATGATAGTTTGCTGGGCGGGGCTGTTTACCAGAGCCTGGGTATTCTGAGTGTTCTGCAGGAACCTCTGATACTCCTGCATGACAGTGTACAGATACCCCTCTGTCACAAAGTTGATAGTGAACTGCCCCTGTACCAGCGATCGACCTTGGGCATAAGCATCCACGTAGCGGCTGGCATAACCATAGATAGGAACCGCGTTATCTTGGAGGGCATACTGAACGGAGTTCAGCTCATCTATGAAGATATTTCCGATGTACATACGCGCGCCGGTGACGGTGAAGTACCTGTCGTACTCGGAGTTAGGATAGGTGTATTCCGCCGGCGCAGGAGGAACGGTAGAAGTGCTGCTTACAATGCTGGAAGGCTGGGAAGTGCTTTGGGATGAGTCAGTAGCATTGCCTGTTTGCTGTCCGTTGTTTGGGTCAGCCAGCTTAACCAAAGTGATCGTATAAGCATCAATCTGGTTTGTAACTACAAAGGGTTGGCTATAAGGCTGATAGCCTGCGAGAGTGGCGGCTAGGGTATATGTGCCGAGCGGGATGGGATTCAGGGTTGTGGAAGTCCCTGCATTATCTGTTACTCCACTGTCGCTGGCTGGTCCTGAAAGACCCCAGGAGATACCAGGGACCGCGGGGATAAACCACAACTCAATATTAGTTTTGGCTGGGGTAGTAGGAGTCAGTGTAATCTGTATTGACTGAGCAACTGTTGTGCTAACTGACAGAAGCTGACTCAGAGTTTGATATCCAACAGCCTTGATCTGCATCTGAACCTGCACGGGATTCAAAGGCACTTGGAATGTCGCACTGCCTGTTGAGTCAGTTACTACTGTGAACTGCGTGGGATCGAAGTTGCCCGAGCCATTGATAAACACCTGTGCATCATCGACAGGATCATTGGTTGTCCCATCAATGACGGTCAATACGACTGGGCTGTAAAGTGCCATTAGTACCCACTACCTTGTGTGGAAAAGATGTTGGTCGGAGGGATAGCAAACTGTTGCTTGCTGTTCATGACTGATTCGACGGTATTCTCGGTAGCCACGCTCTGGCCAGCGTTGTCAGAACGGAACAAAGCACTGGCTTCAAAGTTCAAGAGAGGTGTGAAGTCCGAGGCCATGTAACTGATAGTCTGTTCAGTCATCATGTCGTTAGTAGAGTATACCACACCATCGGTCACAAAGTCTACACCAAGTACACGCCGATAGCTGGCATTGCCAAACTCATCCGTGAAGATCATGGTCATATTGAATGGAGGAAGTTGGTCGACCTTGACATAGAAGGTATCCTTGGACAGGTCGTGAGCGGATAACTGGTTAGCCATCAGGAACCTGTACAGGATATCAACGGTGAACTGAGTGAGCACCATCGTACCGGCTATTGTACGGCGCCCGCGGGCAAAGCCCTTAGGATTGATGTAGCCTGCCGCGCGCACAGCAGACTTCTCTCTGTGGATGGAGACAGTGAAAGTAGTGCATTCAATCAGCTGTTTCTGGTTCTTGCGAATCGTGCTTGTGGTGTCTGTGTTGACTAGATCCACGATGATCTTCAGATCTGTCCCTGTGTAGGTTGAATAGTTGTTCTGGAGATCTGTGGTAAGTGTACCATCTGGATTGTAGATGGAGAGTCCCATTCCCCCATTGGGATTATTGATCAAGTCTTCCAAATCATAAGGGACTGAGCCCGTCCCGATCGGAATACCAATCGATGTTTGAAATGTATTCCCAGCAGTAGGGATCAAACCTCCTGTCTGATCAGTTAGATCACTTACTGTGGGGTTTGGCTGTCCCTGAGTTGTTGTAGAGGTTGAGTCGTATTGACCCGGCTGCTTTTCAGTAACGGGAAACAGACCAGACGTAAGGAGGGAAGTCTGGTCGCCGTTAACTGGAGAAAAGCCAGCTGTAACTACACTGAGGGAGGGAATGGACATAGGAGGGAGGGATAAAGCAAAAGGGCTGCTGCTGAATCAGCAGCAGCCCCTGGATAGAGCACTAGCTTCGAACCTGAGAGTTAATAGGCCGCACGAACACGGCCTTGTGAATCTTCCAATGTCCCATGGGCATTTGCCCACATGGAATTGAACTTGCGCATTGCCGCAGCTTTACGATGATGCTGATACATCTGATAACCACCAGCACCGAAAGCTAAGCCTGCAGTGCCAAGTAGGACGGCAGATGTAGCTTTTGGATGAGCAATCCCAAAAGCATTGATCTGATCGGCAACTTTACCAAAACGTGAGAAGAAACCCATAGGTAACTCCTACGGATTAACTGCCACCCTCACCAGCGAGGTTCGGGAAGGCGGTCGCAACAGCGGACCAAGGCTCAACGAGACGAGCAACCCACGTTGCTTGCATCTCGGTCACCGCGTCATCGATGCTGACTCCCATACCTTCATTTAGGATCTCAACACCGAAGATCTTCATCGTAGTGGCGGCTCCGATTTCATTCGTGCCGGCCAGAGTGATGTCAAAGGGGAGGATTTGATCCGAGTACCATGGAGTTGCTTCCTGCTTGAAGCCCGAGACGGAGTTGATTGGCACTTCTGCCGAGTCGACAGTCGTCGGGAGCGGGATAGGAACCGCACGGGTAAGAGACGAAGAGAAGATCGCTGTCTGAGAAAGCTGCTGTTGAGAGGCAGGGTTGTATTCCGGACGAACGTCGTCGACGTTAGCCACGAATACACCTGATGCTTCATAGATGATGTTCAACAGAGCATGACGATCGAAGTTAATCCAGACCAAGGAGCCAGCAACGCCACGCTTGTTACGGCTAAAGGCACGAGGATCTGGTGATCCCATCGTATAGATAGGCGCCTTCTCGCGGGTAACACTGTAGCTGATCGCCTGGATCTCGGCGAACGGGATGTTGCCGATCTGGGCACGGATGTCCGAGCCTGAGAACGAGTTGTAGGAACGAGCGATTTCGCTTTCGAGCGAGTTACCGCTATTTGTATTAATAGCCATTTGTTTATGACTCCTGGGAGGAGATACTACTGAGGAAGTTTACCCGGGGCCAACCACGAGAGTCAGCCCCAGATTAAACCGTTGATACTATTAGGCGTTCAGGTTAATGCCGATTGTGGCATTCAACTGAACCAGCTCATTAGCAGGAACGAAACTGATCTGGATGGAGGCCTGACCAATCTTCTGCTGGGCTGGGGTAGAGGTGATCGTGAAGTTGTAGCTCGAGAGGTAGCCGCGCTTTTGGAGGTTCAAGCAGTCGGCGTCAAGAGAAGTCTTCAAGGCCACCAAGGACAAACCATCATTGGTTCCGTTACCGATGTAGTTGTTAGCTTCGGTAAGCAGCGTCTGGATCACGAGGAACTTGATGCGCTGACGGAGGGCCAATGTATAATCACTTGCTGATGTTGCCGCGGTCTTGTCGATCAAGGCAACTGGCAGAGCACCCACACCCTTGTAACGGAGCATGTTGACGTCTGCGAATGTGAGAGCATCGAGCTGGTTGAGGCTTGCACGATAGAGCTGCTGTGCTCCCGCAACTGGCTTATTGGTAACCGCCTTCTGCTGGTCAAGAGTGCTGACCAAGCCGGCGATGATACCAGAGATGTTGCCGACATATGTGCCGTAGCCGTTCGACAGGAGGGCATAATCACCCTGTGGGCAGAGATAAGCGCCCATGTCGACCTTGTAACCGTTGCTGTCGATCTCTGGACCACCATCATATTCGCCCGAATCCGAATCAAACAAGCCAGGAACGCGTGCGCGAGATCCACCCTCTGTAGTTGCTGTATTCAAACTGGATGCTGCACAGCCAACCAGGTAAGGAATACCGAGCAAACCAGCACCAGATACTGTTGCAAGACCAGTGATAGGATCATAAACTGGCAGGTAGCCAATCCATGCCTTCACGGCCGGGAGCGAGAAGTTGCTCAAGCTTGCAGGGCCACTAAAGCCGATGAAGCCGAGAGCACCACCGTTGTCAGCCTGGGGAGCTTCGCTCTGATTGAAGCAGAAGCGCGCGAGCTGATATGCGAAGTTGACTTCATGGAAGCCTGACGGCTGGACTGTTCCACCAGCACCAACACCAGATGCCAAACGAGTTGTTGGATCGCTGAAGGAGAATGAAACCGCTGTAGTAGTGGAACCTTGACCTCGCAGCAAAGCACTCGCAGCAGACTGGTTTGTGGAGTTCCAGAACAAAGTCTCGGAAGCCCACTGATAGATAGGATTGCCCTGAGCATCAACACCAGTCCACAACCAATCAAGAGCATTGGGGTTGGTAGCTGGATTGTTGGGCGAAGGTCCAGTAAGATAGAACGCAACGTTCGGGTTGTCGCCAAGAGCACCAGGAACGATAACTTCGTCGATCGGGAAGCCCTGAAGCAGGTTCATCGCATTCTGTTGAGCGATGTACAGCTGGCGGCCGGTGAGACCAATACCAGTCTGAGGAGCAACATAAGTTGCACCACCGCTGATATTCTGGATCTGAACGGCAGTTGCCAAGCTGTCGGTACCTGTACCGATTGCTGTGCCGCCTGTTGCCGAACCAGAAATAACGCAATCACCAGTGTTGATAACAGCACTGCTGCCTGTTACAACAGGGTCATTAGAGTAGACAAGTTCATTGTCCAACCAAATCGAGAGTGCACCAGCAGCATACCATACGCTGTAACGCGAGTTGGCATCTGCTTCAACCTGACCGAGAGTGATCAAATATCCAGGCTGTGCAGCTACAGGCTGCTTGCCGATAGCCTTGGTAGCAGACAAAGCACCTGCTATAAGAGTGGAAGGTCCACCCACAACAAGACCTGTACCAGTCAGGACAAGCGTATGAGCAGTGACTTGGGAAACGATGTAGTTCGTATTCCACGAACCTACATCATGAGCAGAATCGTCCAGAGCACTCAGAACAACTTCTGATCCAACTACAACCCCCGCTGTTGGGGAGCCAGTAAAGTTAAGGGTCAAAGAAGTCGTGCTAGTTGCTTGAGCTGTCGGGAAGCTGGAATAAGTGTCGGTAACTGTTGGCGACTCGATTGCCTCATCAACATGACCAGTGAGGTTAACAACGATTGTGTTAGCACCAACCGATGCGATCGGCTGTGCTGTAACGTTGTAATAAGCAGCCGTGAAACCCGTGACAGTGAACGGAGAACCTTGCAAGAGATCAGGAGTTGGTGTGCCAACTAACGTGTAGGTAATCTGTCCACCGACTAATACCGCACTCTCGATAGGATTGTTCGGACCAAAACCACTGCCAGAAGTTCCCACCAGAAGTGTGCCCTGAGCAGTACCGATACGCATCAGGTAAACATTGTCGCAGTATACGGCCGCTTCAGACATACCGCGGATTAGCGTGCCATCCAGCCCGAAAAGAGTGGTTGCTGTAGCAACGCTTACAACCTGGTAAGGGCTGTTTGCGGGTCCAGTCGCGGAGGTGCCAAGGACCATGATCGATTGATTTGTTGGGGTGTTAACGGCGGCCAGACCACCGTCTACGGTCTGAACCTGAACACCCGGCAAGTTTGCAAATGTGAAGGACATCTTTTCCTCCGGAAGTTTCTTTACGGACTAGGAATCTTGTATTGCTCGACCAGATCGATGGACTGCTCAGGGTTGGGCGGTCCGCCCACCGTGACATTAATCGATTCAAGGTTCTTACATTCGAAAGTCTCGATCAACTCGAGTCGAACGTTGTAATCCAGATGACGGAAATGAACTTCTTGTCCGTACTCTCTAGAGAACTCACAGGGGCCGCGCTCTTCAAATGTCATGTACTGTACGCCGCGGACTCTGAAGAAACTAAGGTCAAAGATGTACCGCATCATCATCTTATGAAACCACTTAGTTATCTCATCCGCTCTCGTACTGGAGAGTCCATAACACACAAAGCGTACGGTCATCATCTCCCACCACGCGATCGTAATCAGCGAGTAGCCTTTCTTGGTCGGGTGTGGGCGTCTTTCTCGCAGCGTCGGTCCTTTAGGGATGCGCTGCTGCTTGGGGTCTGTTGCTGCTCTGACCGACTTTTGAATCCCGTAAATGATAAGGTCAAAAGGCGTTGTTGGGTTTCCCTCGTTATCCTTAGGATACTCAGCAACCAAAGTCGGGGCTCGCTGGCCTGGAGGACCTGTGGAAGCAATATGTAGCTTCATTGCTTCAGCAACCGCATCAAAAAAGGTATCCCAGTCAACGGCAGGGAGTGGTGAGCGGGTCAAGTACAACGGCTGTCCTGTTACATTCGTTGGGCCCATCGACAAACTCCAATCATTCATCCCTGATTAGTATAGTAGAATCAAGGACCTTTAGATAGTGACCTTCTCACAGCCCAGCTCAAAGAACTCGATCCTTCCGTTGTCTCCGTGGTGTCCTGTAAGACTACGTACACGCCAGACTTCGGTGCGAATCATAGCAGGGTCTGTTTGCCCGTCTGGGCCTACCTTCAGCTCAAAGAGCTTATCCGGCGCCGGGCGGGTGGGGATTGAATAACGTTCGTAGTCTGGGATATCATACCAGAACATGAAAGCCAGGCAGCGATCCGAGTCCTGGACGCCTATAGGAGAGATCTGGCTGTGCTGCTGTATCTGCGTGGCGGAGCCCAAAACCGAGCCAAAGTTCTTGGCGAAATAGACCGTCTTTACTTCCTCGGTGAAGAGATAGCCTTCGCCATTACAGTAGACACAGTTGGGGTCAGGAGAGCCGTTATTTATATCAAAGCACTGGCACTTAGTATTGGATAGCTTGCGGTAGACCGCCGGCCGACCAATACCAGGATCCTCGAAATCACCATTCATAGTGCGCGCGAACCACTCACGAAGATCAAAAGCAGTCATCTCAGGATAAGCAGTATCCTCAAAGGATCCCGAGACGGGTCTGTTCGGATCCATCTGATTGTAGCTCGGCATGCCTTTATTGATGATGACTTGGCTCATATTATGTCTGCTGTCCTGTCGGGAATCCCTGTCCGTGTGATGGGGGTGTAGGACCGCTGCCTGCGTTGCCCATCACAAGCAAACTATCCCCACCTGACATAACATTCTTCATCTTCATATCAGCAAAGTCAATAGCCGGAAAGGTTTCTTCGCTGGCAGGTGGTTCATAAATAATCGCTGAAAAGTATCCAGCCGAACCACCAGTGTTGATATTGTAGTTTCCCGCTGCTGGAGATTCAATATAGAATGAATAATCATAGTTGTTATAACCCCAGCCTAAAGTCCAGCCTGACGGTGTTGATAATCCTTCATTCCATACAAAGATAAAACCAGAAAGAAGAGTTCCTGGCCCTGCTGCAACAACGATATCAGGAGAACTGCCGGGGGATCCAACAGCCGACTTCCCTTGAATCGTCAATGGGTTGCCGGAGTAGTTGTAGAAAGCCTGAGCTCCTAGAAGAGGATAAGCTACGTTCGTGGAAAAGGTGACCGTCACATTATAGCTGGCATAGTTTGATAATATAGTCCACCAAACTTGAACAGCTTCTGCTCCTGTTCCGTCCAACTGTGGGGTTCCAAGAGTGTTAACTCCCGAACCAAAAAAAGGTGTCCACACATTACCTTGAGGGTCGGTAATAGTTCCGGTAACACCCGGTATGTATCCCCAACGGCAATACATTAAAACCAAATCCCCTGAGTACCATATGCCGTATTGTGCAACGGTGAGAACTAGGGCCCCACCTTGAGTTGTGCCATAGGCTTGTCGAAAGGTCGCCATTGCTAATCCTTACTCATAACGCATCAAAATAGCAGTAGATATACCATAGACAAACTGTGGATTTCCCGCGGTGTTGTTGAGAACTACGTAGGTATGCGGCGTCCCAAACATTGTGACGCTGACTTGCGTGTCATCAGCAAGATATCCTAACTTTGTAAAGAGCCAATCGTCACTCGGATTGCCAGGTGCGCCAACAATGGGGAAGAATGGCACTACATAGATAACACCATATGCCATAAGATTTGCCGTGTATGGAAGAGGAGCGTTGATATTATTGTATTCAACAGCATACGTTCCTCCAACCGAAGGATTAGGAACAGCTTGTTGAATAGAAGTACTTGCGGAGTGTGACATCCACCCTAGAAAATGCACATAATCGTCTGTTGCTACACCTGCTGAACTCATTGAACGATTGATGCCAAAACCAAATGGTTCAGAGAAGTAAGGAGAGCTTTGATTAGTGCTTGTCGCAAACATTAGACAACGAAAACTTCCCGTATCCCCAGATGCATAGCACGTTTGGTATATGGTTGCGGTGTTTGAGTTAGCACCGATTGAATAAGTGCCACTATGCGGAGCAAGCAAGGTCCCTGTACCGTTGGTGCCGCCTGTACCTATCTCTATAGCGACCCAAGGCTTAGCGTTGTTCCAATAGTCAATGCGCACAGTGATAGGACACGTCGAAGATAGAGCATCAGCCGACTTCCAGATTTCGAATGTGCCGTAACTTGTTGGAACAGACCCGACAGGCCAACTCACCTGACCTGTATCAGTACCCGCTGTCCAGCCGAACGAGGAGAAAGCATTCGAAATGAACTGTCCCCACGCATTAAAGTTGGCGAGTGTTGCGGCATCGCAGTAAAGCGATGAATATACTTTTGTGGTTGGCATGTGTTAAGACTCCAGCGGCAATGCAGTAAGAGTGACAGTGATGGCTGCGGTTGTTCCGCTTAGATTGGTGATATTATAGTAGATGGTATCAGCTGGGCTGGTATCCATGTTCGCTCCTGGCGTGACCGGCGACATAACGAAGCTCAGAGAGCCGTAGACTGAATCCAGTTGCATATCCATAATCACTTCGTGCTGTGTACCAGCTGCAGGAGGTACGGTAAAGAGACGTGCCACATCGGCTGTTGCTGCAGCCGCGGTAGCATACAATCTCACGCGCGCATAAGCAGAGACCACAACTTTCAAGACCAAGAAAGTCTTGGCAAAACTCATACTGCTTGTTTCAACAGCACCATCAGCCAGACTGGCTGTAGTCTTACTGTAATCAGTACGCACCCAGTTAGGTCCTGTCGGACCTGTCGGACCTGTCGGACCTGTAGCTCCAGCGGACCCTGTCGCACCTGTATTCCCAGTTGCTCCAGTCGGACCTGTTGGACCTGCTGGGCCTGCTGGGCCTGCTTGTCCAGCTGGCCCTGTATTACCTGTGTTCCCTGTTGCGCCCGTAGGCCCTGTGGGTCCTGTTGGACCGATCGGTCCAGTGCTGCCTGTGGGACCTGCTGGCCCTGTTGGTCCAGCAACAAGAGGAACATATCCAGAAACATTACCACTGCTATCCTTTTGCCAGGTAATATTCTGGTGTAAGGAAGGCGGTGCTGGAGTTGTGCTATTGAGTGTGATGGACATTTTTATGTAACCGTTAACGGAAGGAGCCAACCAGGATAGTTATTATCAACCGCTAACCAGTAATCATCCGACATAGGTGTACTATCCACAAAAACAGATTCGTTGAATGAACCCTCTGGAGTTGGCGGAACATACGTCGGAGGGTTTACCTCTAATGCAAGAACGATCGTATTTGTCTGGCTGACCGCGACAACTGTGAAAGGCAGGAACGCAACATTGCCAGCAGCATCTGATGTCAGAATAGGCAGCTGAACTGGAGCATAAACAGGAGAGCCAGGAGTAGATTGATAAGGATCAAGCACACCTTGCCACGTACCATCCGAGTTGACACCGCTCTGTGCTAACGCATAGAGAGTACCCTGGTTACCAGCGAGCCAATCAGAGTACTGATAAATGAAGATTGTGTACGAGGACTGATTGGGTCCAGGAACTAGCAGGGCATCGGTGGTCGGATAGTTCTCATTTATTGTAAAGACATCCGATACTTCTGCCATTTACCACCTTTTAGTGATGCCAGCCAGCGTAGGCCGTCGCGGCAGCCATGATAAGAAACTGTATTGCTGCCAGGATACCCGCATACCAAGTAACTCGATTCTTCAAAGATTCGAAGTCCTTAGTTAGTTCTTTCAGATCCGAAGCCTGTGCCTTATTAGCTACCTCAGCCTTGATGTCTACGAACTCTTGGTTGAAATATTCAATCATGCCCTTGTGGCCTTCACCACCGAACAGGCGGTCCTTCATAGACTTGATTGATTCATCAGTACGAGCATTGGAATCAGTAACTTTCAGGACAAACTGGTCCAGCTTATTCGTCAGCTCTACCAGTTGTTCAGAGCTCGCACCAGCCCGGCGATCACCATTTCTAGGCATACAACCTCTTAGTAGCTTGGGACTCTTGGCCATGTTACAAGCACCGTAGGACCGAAATATCTTCCGATTCTATTACCCACCACTACTGGCGAGTAGAACTTAACTGTCTTGCTGCGGCCGCCCGAAGAACTGACGCCCGTCATTGAATAAGTGTTAGCACCAGGACCTGAGTTCAACCATGTACGGCCAGGTGTGTTATCACTATCGTCATACAAACCCTTGGCAGCCATACGAGGCTTGACGTGACCCTTATAGCCGATTGAGCCACCGCTCATCAAAGCCAGTTCCCAATCCTTGACCATCGTGTCCAGATCCTTGAGTTTGCCCGGGACACCACTGTCATTCGAGAAGTCCTGACGGCTGACCGAGAAGTTAGCCAGGGTCTTGCTTCCACGAACAGCGTTCAA